GATAGCCGAACTTTCTCGGCTTGGCAATAGGCCCCCGTCAGGAAACTGGCGGGGGTTCTGTTTCAGAGCAGCCCGCCGTGCATACACGCGAGCTTTCACTTTCGCCTTTTCCCCTCTATGGTCCACCACATATCGGATAACCGCGTCAGCTATTCCGAGGTAGAGGCCAATTTTCCAAGGCGAGATACCATCGCGGTAGAGGGCTCGGGCCTCGTTGCGCTGGCGGGCGGTCATGGCGCAAATTCCTGCTCGGCTAGGTGGCAAAGAAAATCACATGACGGCTGAATAGGGTCCGACACAGGATGGTCGGCTGGTATCTCGTCGATGAAGGCTCTTTCATTGTTGAGACGACATAAGCGCACATTGAGGCTGCGCGAAAGGTTAGCCATCGCAGCGAACTGAATTGGAAATTCCCGTCTCACTAAAGCCCAATAGGCAGGGCTGGTAGCCTTGACACAAGGAATGCAGTTGTTATTCTGAAAGCCTAAAGCGTAAAGGATGGGCGGTCTGATGCCAGCCCGCGCGATCATCTCAATGCAGGCTGCTTTAGTTATGCCTCGCTCAATGAGAGGTGTCAGAATAGTCAATTCAGGATAATTGGTTCGCAGTCTATCGGCTCGCGCCGCGTCTAGCGCATCTGCCGTATAACCGAATACGTGGGTGTCATCCGGGCGCTGAAATTCAAGACGCGGCTTGACTTTCAACTCGACGGTGCAACGCGCGCCCTCAATGCCTGCAAGCCATCGTCGCTTTGTCCAAACGTCCCAAGTGCTCGCATACTCCCCTGACCGCAAGCGAATGATAGGGCGAGCAAACCATGTCTCACATTCGGTCAAAAACCTTTCGTTGTCAGCATGTTCGGCTCCCGTCTCGCAATAAACAGGAATTGCTTCGGGAATGAGTTTTGTTGCGATGGCCGATGCTGCGCCACAAGAGAACCATGATAAGGTTCTCATCTCGCCGCTCCTGTGGATACGTATTTCCCCTCAAATTGACCGAGAGGGAAATTCGGGTTATATGGTCTGCACGTCATCGCTAACTCCCTGAGCGGTGATAGCGTCCGGAGCCGGCAGCTTGCGGACGCACCGAGTAGCGCACGTCCCGCGCTATTTGTCAACAGCCGCCGTCTCCGCCCCTAAAGAAGCGGAGCGGCGGTTGTGTATCACAGGCGAGACGCAAATTTCTTTGTGTATCACGAATAAGAAATTTTGAGACGCAGATGGCCTTTGAAGTTTCTTTCTTCGCTCTTGTCTGCCTTATCATTGGCGGCGTGGCCTGTTCTGTGAAAGGAGTTTATAGCGATAGCGAGATCCTTCTTTTCCCCGGAGTTGGCATCGCTGCCGCCGCCGCCTTTCTTTTAACACTTTTAGTGATTAGTCACTTTGCTGGTATCTCCTAGCCAGAGATGTTATCGAGGCCGTTCCGTTCAGGCTTGCAAATATTAGGCGGATGTGGTAGTTCTTAAATTGTCAAAAGCCCTGCCTCGCCTTATCGCGCTAGCAACCCAAAGGAACCTCATGATTTTGCCTGCATGCTGACCGCCGGGGGAGACACGAGGCGGAACAGAGTTGGAAGGTCTTGAGTTTGTGTTTTTGCCGCCGTTCCTGTTGAAAAGCAGGGGCGGCGGTTGCCTTTTGTGCCCTAATTTGCTATCCTTAGATAATGCGATTGAACTCTCAAAAGAAGCTGATCAGGTCGGCGACATCGAAGGCGCTTGTGCGCGCCGTTCGCTATTGCGCTTTGTGCGGGCGGGGATCGATCCCGTCAAAGTTTGATGTGGGGGACGGGCGGACAGGCTATCAGTGCCGATACTGCAAATTTCAATGGACTCCGCAGCTTAGAAAATGACCAAACGCAACCCGGACAGCACTCGAAACCATCGCAGTTTTTCAATTCTCGACGACGAAGTGCTGCGGAAAATGGCTTCCGAAGGCGCAACCGCTCAGATGATCGCCGACGAGCTAGGCCGCACCCGCAACAGCATTATCGGCCGCTGCAACCGGATGGACATCCGCCTCCTCAACGGCAGCATGAAAGGCCGCAAAAAGCCTCGCCGCGCCAAGCCCAAGAGGGTTCCCATGCCGCAATGCCTCGCCAAGCCTCCAGGAAGCCCACCGAAGGCCATCGAGCCCAAACGGCTCACCATCACCCAACTAAAGCCTAATTCCTGCCGGTGGCCCCTCGGAGATCCCTCAAGGCCCGATTTCCGCTACTGCGGCGCTCATGCTGATACATGGCCCTATTGCCAAGCCCATCGGGCTCTCGCTTACAACAGGGCGGCGTGACATGACGCGAACGGAAGCCATAGCGCGAGCGATCTACATACGTCGATTTTCGTGTTCAGCAGACACGACAGCAGAGCATTTTTTGTGGTATTACAACGACGAAAGCAATCCCGCATCCTGCGTCCATTATTCCAATGTGGCCTATTGTCTCGCTGATGCCCGTGCCGCTGAGGCGATTGTAACAATTCGTGATAAAGGAGGGGATACGATTTCCCTTGCATTTCGTCCGCAAATGTCCTAGTGTCTTTCCATCGAAAGGGAGAAAGACAATGACAAAGAAGATCCTTGCAGTTGTGGATAGCCACAGCGGAATGATCCTGAAGCGGTATCTGACGTCGGCTCCTGGAAGCCGTTTCGCCGCCGAGCATGCCGCAAGGAAATATAACACAACCTGCGGAGAAATCCGGTATATCGTCTTGGAGATGAGCGATCCTTATCATCTTAGGCTCGTTGCCGCATGACTTCCTCAGAACTCCAATCCGCCTCCATCGCCATTCTCCCTCCCGGCCCAGGATGGCAAACAAAGATCGCCCATCGCCTCGGTGTCTCACCCAGAACCGTAAGGCGATGGATCAAGGCTGACAAAACCCCAAGCTGGGTGGATGCTTCGTTTTATCTGCACGAGGTTATCGATCAAGCGCCTGAAAAGCCCAACAAATATTCAGTGAGCGCCAAAATATCATGGCTCACCATTCTCAATCTTCGCATCATACTCGCTGAGGATGCAGGAGACCGCGAAACAGCGCTAAAATGGCGAAGAATCAAGGATGAATGGCTCAGATCGCCCGAGCATTTCAAATTCAGGATGGACGCCTTCGCCTCAAAGTTTGCAAAACGCGAGGTCAAACGCTAATCTAACGCATCTTCCAATTCGCCCGGAAACGCATGTCAGAACAGAAGCCAGGAAAGGTCTGGGGCAAGCCATTCAAAAAGGGAAATCCTGGCGGACCCGGAAGGCCAAAAAACAAGGACGCTGATCCTGTAAGATTGGCGTTTTTGGCAGAACGACGAGCGCTCGGCAAGAAAGTCGCCGATCTTCGCCTCGCGGCAAAAGAGTATACAAATGAGGCTCTTGGCGGACTTGTTAGCGTGCTTCTCAACCCTCAATCGCCGCCAGGCGCTATTGTCTCAGCCGCCAGCGAGATCCTAGACAGAGGCTGGGGCAAGCCGGCCCAGGTCGTCGAGGGCAACCCAGACAACCCGGTCCTCGTCAAACACACGAGAAAGCTTGATATCACGGGCCTTTCCGACGAGCAGCTGGACGCGCTGGAGCAGGCTTTGGCTCAGACCATCCTCACGATCGAGCATGACCCGAACGAAGGCGGAGACAGTTAGTGTTAGACAAGCCTGTTAGACTGTGTTAGAGTCTAATCATGAAAGCTCCTGTCTGCAAACTGTGTGGAGAACCCCATTGGTCGAGAGAGCCGTGCAAGGCGATGAGCGAACCGAAGTCAGTATCGCCGTCTGTGGACATTGCGGCTACGGAGGTGAAGTCCTCATCACCGGTGTTGGACGCGATACCGTCGTCCTTTGCGGCCGGTGCTCCCGCACCTTCGCCTCAAGAAGGGTCAGCTCCTACTTCCTCCCCCTTCGACAAGAAAGCCTACCAGAGAGAGTACATGCGCAAGAGACGGGAAGCGAAGAAAAAATGAAACGCGGGACGCTCACCGCCGCAGTTCATGCAGCCAACGACGCCGACGCGGAGGAGGAGCGCCAAGAGCGTGAACGGATGCTTGCTGAACTTAAGTTAATTGCGCACGAGGGTCGGAATAAACAGATACTCGCTGAACTGGAAGCCATTGCAGGCCGGAAAAAACACGCTGGCGGCCGCCCTGCGCTTCACGCCGACAAGCCTTGGGAAGCCATGATCGACGCAGCCCTGAAGGCTGAGACATGAGCGAGATGGTCGAGCGGGTGGCGAAGGCGATCGAGGCGACGATGTTCGCTCCTCATGAGTTGCCGTGTCCTCCTGAGCTTCACGCAAAATATCGCACTACCGCCCGAGCCGCCATCGCTGAAATGCGTAGACCCACCGAGAAGATGGTAAGGGCTGCTGCTAACTATCGCGAAACGTACCTTCCAACATATTCCTTGTGTGAAGCCATTATCAAAGCTGCTCTGGAATAATGACAGCCCTCGATCTCGGCAAAGGCTACAATCCTTACGAGGCCATGAATGACCTCCAGCTCCAGCGCTGTGAGCGCTCGCTGGCCTATTTCATTCGCCACGCTTGGCACATCGTCGAACCTGGAACAGAGTACGTAGACAACTGGCACATAGGACTCATCTGCGCTCATCTGGAGGCCATTACAGATGGCAAGGATGAGGAAGACGAGCCTTACAACAGGCTGCTCATCAATGTTCCCCCAGGCATGATGAAAAGCCTATTGGTGAGCGTGTTTTGGCCCGCGTGGATCTGGGGGCCTAGGAACCGGCCATCGACGCGCTTCCTGTGCTGCTCTTATTCACAGGCGCTCGCCATCCGTGATAATGTGCGAATGCGGCGTCTGGTTTCATCCGACTGGTATCGAGAAAGGTGGGGCGATCGTGTCCAGCTCACCGGAGACCAAAACTCCAAGCTCAAGTTTGAGAACTCTGCAACTGGCTTCCGAGAGGCTGTTGCTTCGGGATCGATCACTGGATCCAGAGGAGATATCGTCATTATCGACGATCCTCACTCGGTTGAAAGCGCTTCCTCGGAGCAGATGCGAGCAACAACTTTGGAATGGTTTCTTGAAGCAGTGCCTACGCGTCTTAACCATCCCCGGACCTCCGCAATAGTCGTCATCATGCAGCGCTTACATGAAGAGGACGTGAGCGGTGTCATCTTGGAGCACAAGGGAGTCGGCCTTGGCTATGATCATATCATGCTGCCGATGCGCTTTGACGAGCGCCGCAAATGCACGACACGCCTTGGCTATGAGGATCCGCGAGACGTGGAGGGAGAACTCCTGTTTCCCGAGCGGTTTCCGGAGTCAGTCGTCGATCGAGACGAAAGGCAACTGGGGCCATTCGCCACGGCCGGCCAGATGCAGCAAAGCCCCGTCCCGCGAGGGGGAGGACTGATCAAAGACGACTGGTGGACGCTCTGGCAGGACGCCGAATATCCGCCGCTGGACTATGTTGTCGCGGCCTTGGATACGGCTTATGGGGAGAAGGAGGATGGCGACTATTGCGCCATGATTGTCTTCGGTGTGTTCACGGTTAACAACAAGGCGATGCTGACTGGCGCTCTTACGCGAGACGGAACGCTGCAAAGGATCGAGCGCAATTACGTCGAGGGCGCTCCGAACATTATCATGATGCATGCATGGAACGAGCGGCTGACGTTTCCTCAGTTGCTTGACAAAGTCATCGCCTCGTCGCGGAAGTGGAAGATCGATCGGCTGCTGATCGAGAACAAGACGGCGGGCGCTCCGCTGGCGCAAGAACTCAGGCGGGCCTTGTCCACCGAGGAATTCGCCTTGCAACTGGTCAACCCGCGCGGCGACAAGTGGAACAGGTTATCATCCGTGCAGCATGTATTCTCGGAGGGCATGGTCTGGTGCCCTGACAAGGGATGGGCTGAGATGGTGATAAGGCAAGTCGGCAGTTTTCCACGGGGAAAGCACGATGACCTCGTTGACTGCGTGTCCTACGCCTTGCGCTGGCTGCGTGACAGTGGGATGCTGACACGGGCCAAGGAGCGGCTGTACGAGATCGAGGAAAGCATGATCTATCGGGGGCCGGCTCCGCAGCCGCTGTATCCGGCATGAAGCCTCTTGCCATTGATCTGTTCTGCGGCCTTGGAGGCTGGGCAGAGGGCTTCCTTGCCGAAGGCTGGGATGTGGTAGGCTTTGATATCGAAGAGCATGTTTACGGCGAACATCGCTATCCCGCTGGCCTCGTCATTCAGGACGTTACAACAATTGTCGGTTCTGCGCTATCCAAAGCGGATCTCATCGTCGCCTCGCCGCCCTGCCAAGAATACAGTTACATGGCGATGCCGTGGAAGCGGGCAAAGAAGATGGCGCAGGAATATCGCGACGGTGTGCGGGACGTGGCGGATCTTACTCGCTTGTTCAATGAATGCTTTCGCATCCAACGTGAGGCAAGTGAGGCGGCCGGGCGGCATATCCCTCTCGTGATTGAGAACGTGCGGGGGGCGCAGGAATGGGTCGGCGAGGCCAAGGCCAATTTCGGGAGCTTTTATGTTTGGGGCGATGTCCCGGTGGATGAGCCGGGTTTGCCGGGTTTCGATATGCCCCGGCAACCGATTCTGACAAAGCCGTATCGCAAAGTCGGAGGGACACATATCAGTAAAGTTGGATTCAACGTAGCTTGTGTCCGTAAGT